GACCTTTATTTGGTGGAGTAATTGGTGCAGGAATTGGTGCACAGTTTACAGATGAAGACGACACCAACTCTACAATGGCTACAATGGCTGCAGTAGGTTTTGTAATGGGTGCGTTGCAACGTAAAATTCAAACTACTCCTTATAACTTAGTACCTAAAAGACAGTGGAACGCAGCAGGAAAAGAGCTAGATGTCATATACCAAAAAAGTGTTTGGCTTCATTTAAAAAGCATTACAGCCGGTTCGCATGTTCAAGATTTAATGGCATACTCAGCTCCTGTAGTTAATTATGCTGCAAGAATGTTTAAGATGCAAGGTGGTGGCGTGGCTTTAGGTAAAACTACAAAAGGTTTATCTGTAGAAGAAGAAGCTTTGAGACAAACAGCAGCTTGGCGAAGCGAGTTAATTGATATGGTCAGTGAAACCGATACTGAAGTAATGATATTAGCAGGTAAAATTGTTAATCAACGTGGGCTAAAAAATACAGTTAAAAATAAAAATAGATTTTTAAAAAATGAAGATAAAAAAAATAGTAGGTATGCTGAAGCACAAATATTAGCTACTAAAATAGATGATTATACATTAAGATTTAAAGAGTATGCTAAGTCTACAGGACTTGATTTTACAGATGAAGCTAAGTATGGACTAACACAGATGTTAGATACAACTGCTCTTAAATCATTAGAACGTAGTGTAGTTGTAGATAAATTAGCAAACGCTTTTATTATTCAAAGCCGTAATGACGTGCTTAGAGGAACTAGAAAAAATGCTTTAGCTTATAAAGAGGCTGAAGAAATTGCAGATAATTATTTAATCGCTAGTCAAACATCACGTAACAATTCTATTTGGGCAAAAGAAGGAGATGGTTGGGGGTTTCAAGGTAATTCTGGTCAAGGTAATCAAGGAAGAGCTAAAGACGAAGATTTTATTCTAACAGCAGCCAGACATTTTAATAAAGAAAGAACATTGTATGACCAAGAAGCAAGAGCTTTTGCATCTGAGTTATTTGAACAGAACCCACTCTTAACTTTAAAACAGTTAACAGAAAATACTGTGTCAGTTGCAGAGTTTTCTAGAGTGTTTGGTGCTAGAGGAGAAGGAATACAAGCATTGTTTCAAGACATAGATGATGTTATGTTAATAAAAGCTAATCAGTATGCAAAAGAAAACGGGAAACCTATTTATAAAAATATAAACGAAGCTTACATATCTTTGCCCGGATTAAAAAATCAAGCGTCCCATGAAAAAGGAAAAATAAAAGATTCATTAGAAGCATATTTTAAAGTATACGGTGCTTCAAAAGCTCCTACAACTGAAGCAGGTAAAGCAACGGTTGCTGTTTTACAAGCGGCTCTCTCAACTACACGACTAACAAAAGTAGCTATCCCTAGTATGGGAGACTGGATGCAAACTCTTACTAATAGTGGGTTTGGTCCTGCAGCTAAGTCTGCATTAAATCAGATAAAGAAAACTGGTAAAGGTGCTGAAGTTCTATCTCTTCGTGGAGGAGTAAAACAAATTGACGGTAAAGATGTTACATTTATGGATAAATTTTTAGGGAATAATAGGTACGACAATATTATTGAAAGAGAATTACAAGATGTATTTTCACAAGGAGCTGGTGTTGCTGGAAATGTACAAAGAAGAGCAACAGATTTTACTAGGAAATTTTTTGAAGTAGTACAACTTGGTAGAATTACACGGATTGCACGTGGGTTTGCTTTTGATGCAGGTACACATAGAGTAATGGACATATCTAGAAAACTTGGTAAAGGTAAAAAAGTTTCTAACGCTTTGCAAAAAGAAATAGATACATTAGGACTTAACGTAGATAACATTATGTATTTAAGTAAGTTTAAAAACGTTGATGATGCTTTTGCAGACGCAACAGGTAAACAATATCTAACTAAAGCAGGTATAAAGTCAGCAGATAGAGATGCTATTGTACCTTCAGTCGGTAACAGAAGATTGTTTTCACAAAGTAAAAATCCTTATGTTAAATTCTTAGGTAGTTTTATGTCTTGGGCACAAGCTAAAACTTCTCAGACTAATGCTATTGTTGCACGGATGGAACAAGGAGATGCTGCATTAGCCATGCGTATAGCTGCAGCTTTACCGCTGTACTACTCTATTATGTCAGCTCAAATAGCGTTATCAAGTAATCAAGAGTATAAAGAACAAAGAAACGAACAAGAGTGGTGGCAGAAGTTTGGAGAAACATTATCTTTCTCAGGACTAAACACAGCTTGGGTAGATAAAGCTGTTAACTCTATAAAGTTTTCTGGGTATGGAACAAATGTTCCAGAACAACTAGCTCCTGTTTTAGGATTTATGGATGATTTTCTGCAGTTTATTATATCTCCTTTTACAGACAGGGACACTATAAAAACTGGAGCAAATTTAGTTCCGTTCGGTAAGGATATATACAGCGGTGTAGAGCAGCTAACAGAAGATGATAGTGTTAACTTAAGAACTGGATTAAGTTTAGGAGGAATCGTAGGTGAAGAACTTATACAAGGTCCTGAAGTACCTTTTACACAGGATAATGCTGCTGATAGAATCAACCCCATCACAGGATTACCCTACAATCAAGCAGCAATTACATACAAATAATATGAACATAGACTTATGCAAGTGGGAAATTAAAAGACACGAGGGCGAAGTCCTAGAAATCTATAACGATAGTTTAGGTTATAAGACTCTAGGAGTTGGTCATCTATGTCAACCACAAGACGAAGAATACGACTGGGAAATCGGTACACCTGTATCTCAAAAGGTTGTAGACAGGTACTACACTATAGACTTTGATAGGCACTATGCAGAAGCTATACATGTGTTTGGAAGTAAAGAAGATTTTAATAATCTACCAGAAGATATAAAACGTGTGTTAGTAAACATGTGTTTTAACCTAGGTGGTACAAGACTTTCAAAGTTTCGTAACATGTTAAAAGCTTGTAGAGAACACGACTGGGCTGAGATGGCTAGACAAATGGAAGATAGTAGGTGGTTTAAACAGGTTGGTAGACGTAGTGCAGAGCTACAACAGTTAGTTTTAAATTTAGTATAATGTTATTATACACTGAACAACAACTTGAACTGGCGTATAACATTTACAGAATGCACCAGATTGGAAGAGGACTAGCTTTTATGGAGCTAGAACATTTTAGAAATCTTTACGAAGAGATTATGGAGGATATATTATGAAAGGATTATTAACAAACATAATAGGTGCAGTAGCACCGACACTAGGTACTGCATTGGGTGGACCTATGGGTGGTATGGCAGCTAAGATGATTTCTGAAGTGTTAGGTGTTCCTAATACTCCAAAGGCTATTAATCAAGCTATTGAATCAGCTACTCCTGAACAGATGCTACAGCTTAAACAAGCTGAACAAGCTTTTGAAGTACAGATGAAAGAACTTGAAGTCGATGTCTTTTCATTAGAAGTACAAGACAAGCAAGATGCAAGGGGTGCGTTTAGTAAAGACTGGACGGCTCGTATTATGGGTATTGTGGTTGTTGGTGGATTTATGGGTTACATATTTTTAGTCACTCTACAACCACCAGAACAAAACAGCGAAGCATTAATTAACTTAGTGCTTGGTTATCTTGGTGGCTTGGCAAGTGCCATCATCAGCTTTTACTTTGGGGCTTCAAATACCCCTGACAAATAACTAAAGGAGAGAAATGAAGAGAGGGTTAATCTTAGGGCTAGGATTATTATTAATTGGTAGTACACAAGCAGACCAGACAGGTGACTGTGTTGCAGGTACTCAGTATTGTGAAGACAATGGATTAACTACTATTAATAATACGGTGACGACAAATACGAACACCAATAATAATACTAATAATAATACCAACACAAACACAAATACTAATAGTAATACAAATGCTAACACCAATGTAAATACTAATACTAATACATCGACCAACAATAATACTAATGTTAATACCTCAAATAATACAAACAACAACGTTAATGCTTCCACATCTACAAGCAGTAATACCAATAATAATAACAATGTCAACACATCTACGTCTAACTCTAAC